TTCTTATGATGCTGCTTCTTATGATGCTGATGCTGCTGATAAACAAAAGAAAATAGGATTAATACAAGCAAATAAATTAATTGAGATATTGGAAACACAATGAAAGATTATCTGGATGAATCGATTATAACGACAGCTCTTTTTATCATAATTTTAATGATTGGAGGTAGTCTCTAATGTCAAAAATTAAAATGTTACTAGAAGAATGTGAAGCAACAGAAATACAGACATCTGAACCGGATGATGAAAGCTATATGACATTGCAAGAAATTGTTGCACGAGATATACAAAAAATGATTATAGATGAAAAGAAGGATTATTACCATGACTAAAAATAAAGAAGAAAACACGAATTTGGATTTGTGGAATAAGGTTGATAAAACTAATCCAAATGACACTAAAGAAGTATCATTTGGCAGAAAATTTACAGCTATTGATGCTTACTCGCAGATTAAGAAAGCAACAGAACTGTGGGGCTCTTATGGCTCAACATGGGGACTGTATGATATTAAGTATGAGTTTTTAGAAACTTATGGACTGTGTATGGTTTCAGCTAATTTTAAATATCCACGACTTCTATCTGATTCAATTGATCAAACAAATAAGTTTGAGATATCTACATCTATAGCGATGGCTAGTAAAAAAGGGCCAGACCACGACTTCGCTAAGAAAGCTGAAACTGATTTATTAACTAAAGCTCTATCTAAATTAGGCTTCAATGCTGACATATTTTTGGGTAAGTTTGATGATAATAAGTATGTTGCACAAATGAAAGAAGAATTTAGAGAAAAAGTTATAGGTGAAATCTCTGGTGAAGAGGTTGATATGGGTAAAGTAAAAAGAGCAGTAAATTATATTAAAACCATTATCGATGCTGACATTGAAGAAGAATTAAGAACTGAAAAACTACAGCAATCAGGTGAAAAACTTGATGATGATGAACGAATGCAGGTTGATAAATTGCTGAATGACAAAGCACCAAATACTAAACGAAAGTATAAGAATATATTTTCTGATTACACAAAAGCATTATAGGAGAAAGTAATGGCTAGAGGTATAAACAAAGTAATTTTAATTGGCACGTTGGGAAAAGACCCTGAAATTAAATATATGTCTAATGGTAGTTCTGTTGCTAACATAAGTATTGCTACAAGCGAGCAATGGAATGACAAGCAATCAGGCGAAAAGAAAGAAAAAACCGAATGGCATAATTTAGTTTTCTTTGGAAAGTTGGCTGAAGTTGTTGGTAAGTATCTTAAAAAAGGATCTAGTATTTACATTGAGGGAAGTCTACAAACTGATAAATGGCAAGATAAGCAAGGGAATGATAGGTACACGACGAAGATTAAGTGTAATCAAATGCAGATGTTAGATAAGAAAGGCGATAACAATCGGTCTGAACAAGTACCTCAGGCTGTACCACAAGATAATCCAACTAGCTTTAGTGACAACATCCCATTTTAATTATTAATATTATTTAACTTAAAAAGGAAAGAATAATGAACATAGATAGCATTATGAAATACCTAAAATTCTCTTACTCTAAATTTAAAGTGATGTTGTTTGTGTTGATTATATTTTCTATAACTGCTTGCTCAAGTAGTAGTGATGCTAGAAAGGTATTAAGTAATTCTGGGTATATAAATATTAAAACTAATGGTTTTTCACTATTTGGTTGCGCTAAAGATGATACTTTTTCAACTAAGTTCACTGCCACTAATTCACAAGGGAAAAGAGTCTCAGGTGTTGTTTGCTCTGGATGGTTAAAAGGTGGAACGATTAGATTCTAATAATTAATAAAAGTCTTAATTAAAAAATCAAATTAATGTAAAGGTGAAATTAAAATGAGTAACAATAGTGAAGATATAAAAAAATTAATTGAAGGTAATTTGCCAGAAGCTACCGCAGGAGTAATGAAAGAATATTTGGTGGATGCAGAACAAATTAGAAAATCCTATGAGTCATTAAAGAAATCGCATGAACTAGTACATGTAGAATTAGAAAGTTTTAAAAAGCAGCTCAAAGAAAAAATAGGAATTATAAATAATCATAAATGCTTCGAAGCGAGGAGCCAAGGTATAGATGAGCGACTTACTAAAGTAGAACAAAGAGAAAATAATATCGATGTGGAAATTGCCAATATAAGAGTAAAAGAAGCTGAAAAGCGAGCAGATACTTTGGAATCATTAGTTTCGAAAGTCTTTGGGCATCCAAAGGTAACGGTAAATAACCATAAAAATATTCTTCAAGATAAGGATGAGTATGGTAATCTTCAGTATCAGGCATATCAAACAATAACCGACACTGAAGAGACTATTGAAGGTAAGGAGTAAATGAAATTTTTAATTTAATTGAAGTAAACAACAATTTTCATCGTTTTTAAAAAGTATATCTAATCATTTGGAAGGTGAAGAATGAACAAAGAAGAAAAGAAAATGTTTGCTTTAGCTAAAAAGTCGTCTAACTCTAATGATTTAGTTGATAAACAATTGGAATTAGAGTTTGAACTTGCTCAATTAAAGGGCGAGCTTTACTGGATAAACAGATAAAATAAATGCAGCTTAATGAACTCAGTTTATTTTCTGGTGCTGGTGGTGGATTATTAGGAACTAAGCTTCTAGGATTTAATCACATAGGATATGTAGAAATAAATGAATACTGTCAAAAAATTATTAGCCAAAGAATCGAAGACGGCATTCTCGATATCGCTCCGATCTTTACAGACGTGCGTGAGTTCTTGCAGTCCGGTGCAGCTAGAGAATATAGAGGATTTGCGGACGTGGTTACAGCAGGGTTCCCTTGCCAGCCATTCTCAGTTGCGGGAAAGCGTGAAGGTGAAAACGACTCAAGAAACATGTGGCCAGAAACAATCTCAATACTTCGCGAAGTACGACCAGCAATCGCGCTGCTGGAGAATGTCCCAGGGCTGCTTGCTCACAAATACGGAAAGAGAATTTTTGGAGACTTGGCCGAAAGCGGGTTTGATGCAAAATGGCGTATCTTATCCGCAGCCGAAACAGGAGCTCCGCATAAACGAGATAGGCTCTTTATCATGGCCTACGATACGAAGCAATTTAACGGGACACATTACAAAAGTAATGTTTCCAACGCCAACAGCGGCGCAATACGGACAGAACAAATCAGAAAGCAAGAATGCAAAAATAAGACTGAGTTTAGGATCGATGGCAAAGAGAAATCTATGGCCAACACCAACAACTCAAGATGCAAAAAACAACGGAAGCCAAAGCCAAATCAAAAGAAACACAAAACCACTAAATGCAGAAGTTGGTGGACCTCTGAACCCAGAGTGGGTCGAGTGGTTGATGGGTTGGCCTATAGGGTGGACCGGCTTAAAGCCCTTGGAAATGGACAAGTACCATCAGTGGTTAAAGCAGTTTGGGAATTATTAAATAATGACTAAACAGGTCAAATAGATGAAAAAGCAATATTGTTCAGAAGTTGATTGCATGGCGGCGATGATGGAAACATGAAAGATTTGGAGAAATAATATAGTGAATTATACAGTAAAAGTAATGCTAGAGAGAATGCAGACAATGAACTGTAAACAAGAGATGGACAATTTACGGCGATAGCTATTACAAAAGAATAACAACATTAATGGGCAAATTATGAATATTGAATTACAGAAGCATGAGCAAGCATTAGTTGATTTAATTTGCAGAGAAAAAGTCTTAAGTCAGACTGCGTTAATTAGACAAGCATTAAAGATTTATCAGATCATAGATGCTAAATCGGACGATGCCGTTCATAACCTGCTTCAGGACCACGCATTAAATCTTAGCCAGGTTGGCCATGTACTCAACATGACATAGATCAACTTGGATTAAGGATGGAGATACATTCTGTATTAAAGCAAAAACTATGAGTGAAGCGCTTCAAAAATTTAGCAAAAGAATATAGTGAATTATACGGCAAAAGTAATGATGATCAGGAGGTGCTGAAGTGAGTGCTATTAAAGCAGAAGAAGTATTAAAAAATCAATTGTATAGCTACTTAGGTGATTGGGGTAATTTTACTTTTGATGTTGAGCTAGAAGATATCGAAGAGAATTATTATTATTTTGATATTATAGTTGATGACTCAAGAAAACCAAACTTAAGCTTTGACCTTAACATTCGAATTTCAAAATATCAAAAAATAGAAATTAATTTATTTGATGATACTTGGGATACTTTTGATATTAAATCTCTATTTATATTTATGTATACAGAGCTAGCTAAAAGAATATCTGCTTTAAGTATTTAAATGCTGATTAGGGAAAAATAATTATGAATGATAAACCTTTATTTATTCCTTTGAAAAAAGAATATTTCAATGACGTGCCGGTGACGGTTGAGGTTAAAACATATAAGGTGGTTACAACATGATTGAAATTAAACGTAGATTTTCAGGTGAAGTTATATTTTCGGTTGAAACAGATAGTTTTAAATCGGCGCTAGAGGTTGCTGTCCGTAAAGGTGTTGATTTGCGCGGCGTTGACTTGCGGGGCGCTGACTTGCGCGGCGCTAACTTTCGAGGTGTTGATTTACGCGGTGTTAACTTGCGGGGCACTAACTTGCGGGGTGTTGACTTGCAGGGCGCTAAAAATATAATGCAAATAAATGGCGACATACCCTATGTAGTAACTTTAACAAAAAAATATGTATTGGTTGGTTGTGAGCATCACACGTGGCAAGAGTGGAAAGAATTTAAAGAGGATGAATTAGCCGAAATGAATGGGTTAGCAGTCGAATGGCATCCTAAACTGTTAAAGCTTATGGATGTATTCGAAAGTCAAATCTGTGGTGAAGGATGAAATTTTTATTGGGGTAACTGGAGTCGATAAACTAGAAAAACTTATCGAGCCTGAGTTTAATTTTTTGCGGCCCGTTTTGTATTCTGACGATAGGAAACATTAATAACAAAAAGGTTATCAAATGAAAATGATAAGTAAAATCAATCAATACTTTTGTAAGCATATGTTTGTAATACATGAATCTATCAAACTAAAGGATGGGATTTTAGTTAAAAAGCCTGTATGTCAGTGTGTTAGATGTAGGAAAATAGACCCTACTAAAATTGCATTAGCATATCAAATTACAAATTATAGTGTTAGGCCAAGGTGATAAAATTAATATGACAATAGGTGAAATACAAGAGCTTAAATGAAAGTATATATTCTTGTAGAAAGAATCGACTATACAGGTGACACCATTTATAAGTCGCTATACAAAGCTTTCTATTTTACCACCCCAATCATTAAGCGCTGCATCTTCAAGTACGCCACCATGCCCTGATGCTGGATAAAGCCCTGCGGTGTGGTGAGTATTATAGTTAATAATTCTATTATCTTGTGGACCAGTATATCCAGTTTTCCCCATTTGCCCCCATTGTACCCAGTTCTTATTCCAGTTCCACGGCATTAATCTAGCTATTCTTGAGTACCACGCGCCAATTTTTACAGCTTTATCATGCTCATTAAAAAGCACCACCATGTGTTTAACAAAGCTTGGTGGTTGCCAATTAGATTTTACAGCAGGTGAGATAAATATAAATGTTTTGCAGCGTACTTCTAAAACTTCTGTAATATATCGAGCTATTTCACAGCCATTAGAATAACAGATTAAAGTGTCGTTAGGTTTAATATGTCCAGCAATCAATCGTGCAAAATTGTCATTACATGCACTAACTGCCAATAACCCTACTGCCCCATAATCATGCACATGCTGCTTTCTGCCTTTTTTATCTAAATGATTATATAAAACTCCAATTTTAGGCCCATCATCAAAATTATGATATTCGTTAAAGCCGTGAATATAATGAATCATAATTTCTTAATCGCTTTCAAGATTAGCAATGTGTTTTCATGCGTTCGGTCTTCAAAACGATCAATTCTTTTATGTAATGATTGCATGTCCTGTTCATGAGTTTTCTTAAGACTGCTTATCCTCCGTTCTTGGTCTTTAGCTGTAGCTATTTGCATTCCTAAAAAAATAAGCCCTCCCGAAACTATAAGTAGAAATCTTAATAAAGATATTACATCTTTAATCCGAAAGACTTTTTTAAGAATGTCAGCCATTATACTTTTCTGATTCCGAAAAGTGTAGCAGTGCCCGAAACTAAGTTACCTGCTACGGTTACGATTCTAACTGCATTAATTACCTCAGCGGTAGTTCTTTGACCTGCGCCCGTAAGTGATGACCAGGCCGCTGTCACTTGTCGATAATAATCCAAGGAAAAACTAGCATGAAAGTAACTGGATGAATTATTTAGTCCTTTAAGCTTAATTGTTCCGCTTGCACCACCTTGTACCACTGTGTTTGAAATATTGTTAATGAGTTTTATATCCGATGCTGTTGCACCATTGAGTGTTAGCACGGTACCTGCTGTATTAGCGCCGTAGGCTAGCCACTTATATCCTGTCGTTGCATAGTTAGTGCCATTATCGACACTAGATACTAACCCTACGTCAGTCGTGCTCGCAGTTAGTAGTTCATTTAGTTCAATCTCATATTCATCATAAGTACCGTCTATCAAGCTCTCAAAATCTAAGGATGTTGAAGTGTTATCTGCCGTCCGTATACCTAAGTACACGCGACCTGCTAACGCTATTCTAGTGCCATTGTCATACAATCCGCCGGCTGCGTTAATGGCCCCTGCGCCTTTGTCGCCACCCGTGGGTGCGCCAATTTGAACACCTGCTTCAATAGTCATTACGTCAGTTAAAGCGCCAGCAACATTTGAAGATAAGAGAATTCTTCCATCTTCGCTATTTGTTGTTGGGTCAATGATTTCAACTCTTAATCGAGCGAAAGTATCTTGATTGCTAGCTGAATCCTCACCATCAAAATCAATCTGACCTATTATATCACTAGCTGCTGGACTAGCTGAATTTCTGTGAAGCTTTAATACTGGCCCTGCAACTGCTGTTGCATCAGTATCAGTCAATGTCTGGACATTGGTTGCTTTGCTTATATCATTATCTGCTGCTAATAATGCTACCTGTTCATATCGTACAGAATCACCATTTCCTGACCCTGATGCTAAGCCGGTAAGCTTAAAGCTAGCCATGGGCAAGTTAGCTGTAGGTACGTTTTGACCATCGATTGTTAAACAGTTATTAATACCGCTTGCTATATCTTGGTCATGAGTATCATGCCTATCAGACCTTATCTTAGTCCCTGCTGTCTTGTCAGAATTCCATAAAGTTGAGCCGGTGTTAGTTCCATTTGTGCGTGTAAATGTTCCTGATCCGTTCCAAGCCATTAAATTGGCCCTCCTTTTTCATAAAGATAATTTGTTGAGTACCAGCTTACAGATTGATTTGATGTGCTTATTCTTAATCGTGCGGTTGCGTTATATCCATATCCTAATGTTGAAATCCATCGTTCAATAATCTCATCACCGCCAACCCATTCGGCAGAATCCCACACGCCATCATCCCATCCAGAACCCGTGGCTGAAAAATTGGATTCATTAAAATCTAAGTTTGGAGTTTTGAAGTTTACGCCAATTCTAGTCTCAATCGGCAAATCACCCTCACTAGCTAGTGTATGCATTACACCACCGAAAGTTTTATTACTATTGCGTAATCCCATATAGTTAAACGCTGGCATAGCATCTGCTTGAATATCTGAACCATTATCATTAAATCCATTTTCAGCTTGAAATACTGTAGCGTTACCGCCAAAAAAAATATTTCCATTGAATAATGCCCAACAATTAGCCTGGATGTCTCTATATCGACACCATGCACCGGTTGTTGTGTTATATACATATTGGTGTGAATCTGAATTTGTTATAATTGGAATATTAAAGAAAACTTTGTTCCCACGTGGGTAATGGATTGCATCCCAGCCAAAATTTCCACTGTAATTTACGGCTGCATTCTGAACGGCATTTCTAATTCGATCATTAATAACTGATCCTTTGGCGAATTGTCCTTTCTGAATAATCGCAGACATAGGGATAAAACCGTCTAATGTCATTAAAACAAGCTCACCCCCAACTTTTATATAAGCTCGTCGTGATAATGGGTTTCCAGTCTTGTAAACACCCACTAAAGCCCATGCAGCAGCATCCCCAGGGTTCGAGCCCTGGTAAACGATAACGTCACCTGTTGACATAACAAAGACTGCAAAGTCATCCATGCCGTCACCTGCGTCACGTGACCACGTGGACATAAACATTATTTTACCGCCACTATTTCCTATTGTACTTAGGTCAAATTCAGTCGTTGCCCCGCCTAACGTATTTGTTGATGAATACCAAAAAGAGGCACTATTTTCCATAATAAAATAAGAGCGACTTTTAAAAGAATGGCCAAAAATAATTGAAGTGGCAGTTAATCCTGAACCTGTAATAGTAAGGTTAGATAGTGAGCCGTTGTATTGTTGCGGGGTATCTGCACCATTAACTAAGCACAATTTTCCATCCATGTTGAAATCTTGCCATCGATTATTAGTAAAGCCGGAGCCTAGCGAGCTTGCCGCCCCTAAGCTTGTAGCATCCCAAATATTGCCATTTGCAGCAGCGATAAGCTTTTCTGTTGATCCACTTTCGTAATTAGCTAGTGTTTCTACATGACCTCCCAATATTGTTGCATGTGATGTATGGCCATTTCTTAAAACACATTTTCCAGTATCAGGAAACCAGTTATCTAAGAAAACAGCGTCTTCAGATTTCATTGAATCTAATGAGTCTCTAGCATTCCAACCATTGGTGGGTGCCGAAAAGGATTTCATCATATGCCGTAATCCTGATCATCAATATTTACACCTAGTCTTAAATTTCTACTGTCACCACCTAAATTAATTGTGGGCGCTCCTTTATCCCTAGATTTCATTTTATATTTTAAGTTTTCATAATCTGAGCGATCTTGCTGCCAGTCAGGTAAGCTTTTAGACTTCTTAAACCGCCAAACTACACCTTGTGTTATAAGTTCTTCGTCTAAAATACTTGTATCAGTGTCATCCAGCCATTCAGCTTGATCTGCTGAACCAGTGCCCAGCGATACAGCCCAATACTTAGAAACATAATCATATGCTAGTATCTCATTGTTCTCACTAGCCGTAATGTCTTGCTCTATTTCTAGTTCTGAATTTCTAATTCGAACACGTAAATTGAGTCCTGATATAGTTGACCAAGCCTTAACATATTGCCAATATTCTGATGTGATGTGCATCGCTCGACGTTTATTATCTCTATTCCAAGTCGTATCAGGAATAATATAATTAAAGTCAGCAGCTAAAGAATAATCTTGATCCGCTGTTACAAGCGTAATAGTTCCCTCCTTAGTTAACGCCTGCCAAGCAAAATCATTAGCAAGCGTTTTCCCTTCTCTATTTGCCAATCTAAGTAACTGTATTGCAATTGGGTCTGTGTTACTGATAATCGATGTGGGAGCATTAAACATGCACTCATCAGAAGCATTTTGACAAATAGTTAAGAGGCTCATCTTTTAGTCTTCTTCCTAGTCGATTTTTTATTGGCAACAATTGGTTTAACATCTTCATCAATAGTTATCTCTTCTTCTACTTCATCCGCTTCGTCTTCTATCTGTAACGCTGCTAGATAGGCATTAGCTCTTTTCTGTAGTGTTCTACCTTGTCGAATATTAACTAGTGATAATTCCTGAAGTTCTGCTAATTCTTCAACTGAGTAAATATCAACTGCGTTTAATTGTTGAACTAATGCTGCATTACCTCCAGGTAAAGCTTTTAAAGGTGTTCCATTAATAACTGTTTCGTTAGTCTCGAAAAAATGCCACGCTACTGGGAAATCTAGTTTGTCTGTATCTTTCATCTCTCTCGAATGAACAGACTTTAATCCTTTCGCACGAATTGAAATATAAACTGCTTCTTCTACACCACCGTTATGTGTCGGTTTTGGGTGTAAGAAAAATCTACCTGATAAGTTGGGGTCAATCATTTTTATAATCTCCAATAGAGAAAGGACGGGAGTCTAGCCCCCGCCAATATCCCCATTATTTATTTAGAATGGAAAGTCACACACGATCTCTTTAGCGCTAATATCATCTGCATAAGCACAGATAGCATCTGTAACCGCGACTGAGACATCAAGAGTACCGTCTGTGGCTCCAACTGCTGTCAATGCGTTGCCATCTGCACCAGCAGTTAAAGCTGTGGTTAATGTTGCTGATCCTTTGATTTGAATCCAACAGTATTGCCCGTCTGTTGGTGTTGATTGAAGAACACCTGCTCCCAAATTAACTGAATCTGATAAATCAGAAGTTACTTTGTTAGCATTATATCCTGAAGCAAGATAGTAATATGTTACGTTTGAGGAAACTGCTGCTACTGGACCAGAGCCCGAGTCATATTGAACATATTTATAAACTTTGCCGTTAGATTTTTGGTGAATTTGCCCAGGCTTATGCAATGCATTAGTTGAGGCTTTGCTTGTATCAATTGCTATAGAATCCATAATGCCCCCTTAAGCTGCAATGATTACATGTTGTAATGAGCGATTTGAGCAAGTTACATTGCCAGCCCAAACAATTGGAATCACACACGCGTCTTGGTTAGTTGATTTTCTTTCTTCCAGTGTTTTAAACTGTCTGTCAGAATGTGGACGTAAGTAAATGTAATCGGTATTTAAAAAATACATTCGCTTAGTCGTGCAGTTATCATCATAAACAACATCAGCAGATTTATATTTAATTGTTTCAAAACCAGCCGATGCCATTTTCTCAGATTGAAAACGCTGCAAATCTTGCAGTGAAGACTCATAATAGTCATACATGACCGAATCAGTTGCGATTAAATCAGGTTTGTCTATTCCGCGAATCACACCTAGCCATGCTAGATTCATTGCTGCTCGAATATTAGCGCTTGTGTAAGTTGCTGAAGCAGTAAATTTGTTTCTCCAGAATGTATCTGTAGAAGCATCAATGCCGCCAACCACACTTGAAGCTGTTGGATCGTCTGCAACTAAATGCAATAATCCGCCAACCTCTTTTCCACTCGACCCTGTACCATCAGAATAGAGCGCTAGTGCCATATCATTTGCTAGTGTTTTATCAAGATTTTTAATTCTTTTTTCAATTAGATTAAACATTCTTTCCTTACCTGAGTTTTTAAGCTCTGTAAGGCCATCAATAACAACTGTTCCAGCTAACTGTTTCCAATCAAAGTTAGCTGCATCAATGACATCTTGAGGTGTAGTGTCTAGGACTTCTGAGCCTGAGTACCAGCCAGAAGTTGAGTTTGTTGCATACTCCAATTGCTCAAGTATATCCTCGCCGCCATCAGCGGGTACGACATTATCTTTGCTACTTAAACGATGAAGTAGCGCGTTATGGTTAGTGATATTATCAGCAATTTTAGTTGAGTAATTTCTCAACGTAGTTGCTGTAATTTCACCGATATTTAAATCAGCCATTTTACGTTACCTTTAAGATTGTGTTTGTTGATAAGCCTGCCGAATTATTGACTTTAAACTGTCATCATCAAGAGACTTGCTATTTGTGCTTGTTGAGCTGCTGATCTCCGTGGCTGCATTTTTAGCTTTCTTTACTTCCGCACGTTTCTTTTCCAGTGCTGACTTTTCGTTTCGCTCAGTCTGAAATTGAGATTGCTTTTTAACTAAATTAGGATTCTTAGCGATAGCCATTTGATAAGCTTCATCTAAATTAGTAGTTACCCTAGCATTGACGATTAGTGACATATCGTTGCGCACTTCTTCAAAAAAAGGATGACTATTATTTCCCGTTTCATCTTTAGCATTTGCAAAATCAGAAATTTGCTGGAAGTAATCGTTTTGCTGTGATTGCTTAGCCGCGTTATCTCTTTGTTGCAACTCGGCCCGCATTTGTTGCTGATCTTTTCTGATTTCTGCGATAGCAGGATCGATGTACTCGCCCTCATCACTCGAATTGTCAGAAAGATCAACGCCATATTGACGAGCTAAATTATGTAGGGTTTCAGAAGGGTTGTTTCTTAGCTGCGTTGCAATCGCTGCTAATTGACGTACTGCTCCAACTTCATCAACGCCTTGAAGCCTAAATTCTTCTGCTATGGGTGCTAAGGCTTCTTCGATAGCTTGCCCACGTTTAATATTTTCAGCATTAGTCTGTGATTTGCGGGTATAATCAGCCTCCATTGATTTATGTTGCTTAAGTAAGAAATTCTTTGAGGGATCATCTAAACCGTTAAAAAGTTCTCTATCATCAGCGGCCCAATGCTCCGGCGCTGTTAATACTTCTTCGGTTATTGCTTCTTCTTCGGTTATTGCTTCTTCTTCGGTTATTTCTTCAGGTTCTTCACCTTGTCGTTGAACATCATCAGGTAATTTTTCTGGATCTGCATCAAATGCACCTTGTAGCGTGTCTCGTAATTCTGTCATGGGGGATTTTCTCCAAAAAAACCAACAATTAAGCTGGTGGTTAGTGGGTTATATTATTAGTCTTTTTCTACTACTTGGTTTTGCTTCATAATTTCGCGTCGATCTTTCCTACTTGTCACATATTTGTCTGTCATTGGGCATTGATAGCCAGGATAAGAACCACCCCCTAAAATTATTGGGTTTACCATAGGCGCGATGATTATTTGTTTTGTATCAGCTTTGCATAGGTAACATTGTGGCCCTTGTTTTCTATCTGCAATTTTACGTATAGCTTCCTGCTCTGCATGGCATTTGCTACACTCATATAAGTATGTTGGCATATTGGGGTTACCTATGGATCGTCAAGATTTATTAAGAGCATGTGGTTTAACCACTGCCGGTGTTATTTATTATTTTTTTGGTATTTATGGCCTAGGTGCTGCCTTTGTATTTGTGATCGGTTATCAATTTTATTGGCGCATCAAGCATGGTCGATGGATGACCGATGATGATTATTGACCTGGTATAATCAGTGCATTTGGTATTGCTTTAAGCTGATCAGGCAATACACCTTTACCCTTAACGCCGCTTGTTAGGCCTCTTGCTGCACGACTAGAGAAGTATTTATGTATCTTAGACGCTACTATAAAGCCGCCACCTTGTGCCGCTGCTGCTGGATTAGCTGATACCACGCCACTAAGTATTTTAGCCGCGCCAATTCTTTCAATTATTGTTGAGAATAAAACAGCTAGGCCTCTTGTGGTTCCTGATGGATTTAACATTGCAGGGTTAGCTCGTTGTATCTCCTTTGCTAGCTGTCTTATCACTGATCTTTCTTGACCACTAAATAGCTGATTCATTGTCGCACTTCCATTTCCATCAAGCGCCTTTCTTACGTTAGTAACAAACTTAGCCTTGCTAAACTTTCCATTCTTTATGACATCTTTCTGCAATCTAATAAAAGCTGCTTGTTTTAGTGCTTCAAATTCTGGTGAGTTTTGGCCTACAATTTCCCTGATTCTCTTAATCATTGTTATTGACGCTTGATTATTTCCTATTTGACCATTGCCGAAAATCCAACTTACTAATTGACCGTCATTAATATCATCTTTAACTAATTCTTCTAATTTTTTACCAACCGCATCAGTTTTTCCACTTCTATTAACTTGTTGTTCAAATTTTCGGCCGTAATTAGCGCGCAACGAGGTTGCTTTCTTTAGAGCCTCTAATGCCGCTGGATCACCTGATAACAAAGCGCCATCGACCGCTTTATCCATCCAGTTATCTAGTGCTCGCTTTATTAAGACTACTTGACGCTTATCATTACTGTTTAATTTTGAGTTAAGTATATTGTTAAGCTTTCTTCGGTAATTTGATAACCCACCTAAGTCGATTCCTTGCCATTTTTGCGTGCCTTCACTTAAAAAAGGCTTTCCAGAACTATCTAATATTCTTGTTGCTTTTTGACCTACTTTGCTTTGCAGCTCTTTATTAAGCTTACTTAATGCATCAAGCGCTTTAGTCGTTCCAGGAGACAAGTCCCTATCGATAATATTTGTATTAACTCTTGATAAAACACCGTCTTTTCCTGTAAATCCTGTCTTAAATTCTTTGTTAATGATATTGGTAAAATCATCAAAAGATTCTTTCTTGAAAGCTAAGCTAAATGAGCCCGCTTTATCATATGCTTCGTCAATTTGTAATTTAAGCTTATCTGATATTTTTCTTAAGCCTTCCGTTGTGAATTTTGAAACTTCATCTACATCGGCGAACTTTTGCAATTTATCAGTAGCAAATAATCCTTGCGCATCATCAACTTTTCCAGTAATAACGGCATTTTGCTTTTCATCAAAACCCTGAACTATTTTCTGTGATTTTTCGCCAAATGCACCTCCTCGAATTAATTCCTCTTTCGCTTGGTCTCTAGGACTGCCAGTTGCTTGGCCTCTAGTCAGGGGTATTTCAAATCGTTTGGTTTGATTAGTGTTAGCATTCACTAAATCATCAGTTAAGCCATCAAAGGTATCATTAATACTTTTTTGCAAATCTTCAACATCAATTCCAGCGTCTTTAGCTTCTCTTTTTCCTGCTTCTGTTACCTGACCATTATCATCAACAAACTTTTTGCTTTTAAAGAATTTACCAAAGAATGGAGCTAAACCTTCACCTAGTCCACCAAAAAAAGTAGCCAATACTGTCCTAACTGGATCAACGCCCGTTTCAGAACCAAGTAACTCTGCTGTTTTATCAATGCTAGCACTAGTAGCACCGGCAGCGCTTGAAGCTATAAGTATCTTTTTAAGTTGACTTTGCACAAGCCCAGAAAGACCAGCAGTTCTAGCAAAGATACCACCCTGCACTATAAACTTTCCGGCGTCTTGAGAGGTAAATCCTTTAGGATTAACGTAAGCTAAAACACGTTTACCATTCTTATCTTCATAGTCAATTATCCAGTTACCAAATTTATCTTGAGCAAACTTAGATCCTGGTATATTGTTTTTAAGTATGTTCTTTTCAGCATCCTTATCATTTGCAAGCATAAATCCTGCACTAGCAGCAGCACTTTCTGTTGAGAAAGTAGGGATGCTATTGAAATCAAAAAGCTCAATGTCGAATTCACGTTGTTTGTGCTTAACATTGCTTCTTGTGTTTTGAAATACCTTCATTGTTACGCCATTTTTTAGCGTGATGAAAGCCTCTTCATTCTTAACATCTACTTTTGAGCCAGGAAATACTTTCTGCAATTCCTTTAATTTCTTACCAGTTGACATTGATTCATCTTTTATAATGTCCATTGCTATATTAGTAAGAGGATTAGCGTCTTTATTTCTTGCTTTACCTTCCGCTAAATCTCTAGCTGATGCCTTCATGTCAAACATTTGCGGGATATCTAGTTTTTTAGTTAGCGTGCCTTCTAATGATTGATCTTGTTGTGAAAATATTCCTCTTGGCTGTTCTTCGCTACCCTGGATATCAATAGGATTTACATTTGCTAGCGTTGCCGTTCCCGCATCAGATAAGCTGCTGCCTAAGCCTCCTAAAAATGATTGCTTATCTTCATTTTGAGATAGCTCACTAGTGATAGGATCAAGCTCTTGAAAATCCTGATTGCTTGTGAAATCAACATCATCAAACATGCCTTTCTTTTTCTTCTTAGGATTTAAAGTAAAATCTACATTGCTAAAATCCATTACTTAATTTTTCCACTTTGAATTTCGCTTTTAACACGTTTAATAATTTGCTCTCTAGTCATTTTTGGATTAGCTTTACTTATTGCTTCTGCCCTAGATTTTGCTTTGCTATTTACATCCCCCAATAGCTCAGGCCTTTCTCTTTTAACTATTTGTTCAATATTATCAATCGAAACAAAATCTTTATTTGTTGGATCAAACATAGCCGATGGGTCTAATCCCCTTGATAAAGCATATTTATGCCTAAGAATAACTCTATTATTCCATTCGATCATACTTTTTAGTTTAAATTCAAATTCAGTTGAAGAATCATTATAATTTGGCAAATATTTTCTAGCTCTATCCATTTCTTGTGGATTAACCGCAACGCCTGACATCACTTTTAACACTAGACTAAAATTGTGAGTTACTTTAGATATAAATGCTTTTTTCTCTCCTAGCCTCTTTTTGCTTTCAGGTGAAAGTTTTCCTGATGCCTTCTCAAATATCCTTGCTCCAAAATCCTTAATATCTGATTCATACGTAAAAAATGATGGTTTATAGTCTCGCTGTATTGCATCCAACAAATCTTTAGTTTTTTGTGCTTGAAATACACCTGATTGAAGCTTATTTTTAGTGACTTTTGTATTCCCATTATTTAAATTCACATTTATATTTGTTCCTTTCTTTCCACTTAACGCATTTATATATGCTTGCCTTTTTTGTTCTAGTGTTGCGCCGCCACCAAATTTATCAAAATCAGATAATGTTTTTCCTATGCTCGATATTGGCCCTGCTGAACCCTTAGATAACTGCTGCTTAAGAATCATCATTTTCACTTTGGGGTCAAGATTAGGATTAGCTAATGCGCTTGCTAAACTTGGTTGCTGTGGCGCTTGATTATTTATTGGTACACCAAGTTGCTGTGGCGCTTGACCACCACGGTCTTGATTCACTGGCTGTCCAACTTGTTGTGCTGGTTGATTCTTTTGTTTTGCAGGTTCGCCTAATCCCATTGCCGCTAAAAGGTTTTGTGTAGCATCTTTGCTGTTTTGAGAGTGTTCTTTTGTGAGTGCTGCTTGTTGATCTGATATTTTCTTGCGTTTACGTGCAACAATGTAACTTGATAATGCGGCAGCTATTGGTGAAGCAGCATTTTGCTGACCTTGTGGATTTGCAAATGTGTTTTGCAATGCGCTAAGACTTGTATCTCTTGCGCCTAGCGTCTTCAATTGCGCTGCTAATGCTGCATTACTCATAAGAAAATACTACCTCCGATTTTAGTTAGATTGCCCCACAGCGCTTGGTCTGCATTAGATTGTGCATTTGCATTAGCATTAGATTGTTGTTGCGCTAGATTATACGGCCCAAGAACATTTAATTGCGGTGTCGGCGCTTGCTGGCCACGTCCCAATATTTGAGATAGCAAGTTAAAATCATTGTTTCGTCTTGCGTCACCAGCTTGAATTGATCCGAATGCCGCGCTTTCAATAGCTCTTTGTCGTGGGTCTTGGACTCTATCTCTAAGAGCGTTAGCAAATGCTTCACTGTCTTCTGGTAATCCCCTGTCGGCTAGATTCTGTCTAGTCTGGTCTTCACGGATGTCAAAATCACGACCAATTAATTCTTGTGCTCTATTAAATGCTATATCTTGATATTGATTATCAGTTCCCTGCGGCTTAGCAAGGTTTGCAAAATTACCAAATAACGGTGCCAGTTCTTCACTAAAATTAAAATCTGATCGGTATGACCCATCAGGGTTCTGAGTAAAAACAGTGTTTCCAAATGGATTGAATTGATCAACTCGATTAGCTTTGCCCTGCGCATCAATCAAATCTTGAGGGTTTGGCACATCGGCTGTTTTTGCGTCTTTAATTCCCATAATAATCTCTTTTAAGTAATCCAAATATATGTACGTCTTTACCGTCTAGCGCTTCTCTCATCGTTCCCTCGTACTTAAAACCTATTTCTTTTACAATCGTTATGCCCTTGTTATTATCGGCCTTTACATGAGCTGTAACACGATTTACGCCAATCAGCTCAAAAGGGTAATAAGCTATATAATCTAGTCTTTCACGCCAAATCTTATTTGTTGCAAAGATCGAAACTTCAATATTATTGACCGATAATTTGCTCCAAACCGATAGGAACACTAGCTTGTTCTGGTACGTCACCCCTAGGGTCTTGGACTCCGGCGGGAATTCCGTTTTCAGGTACTTGCCCGCCAATTTGAGCAGGTGCGGGTGTTGATCCAGCAGCATCTTTGTTTCCCATTGCTTCGATTGCATCTTCTAACTGCCTCGCACCTTTAAATGATCTTATTCCGAAAAGCACCATTTCTTTGGCAATTTCAGGGTCAAGAAAACCAGCCTGAATTAATGGAAAAGCTTGCTGCATAAAGCTTGTTATCGCGCTTAATGCATCAACTCTATTTTTCTGTTCTTCTTTAGAATCTTGAAAAACTGTAGAATCTGTCTCAACATCGATTTTGTAAGATCGAAGCAAATCGTTTTGCATGATCTCTAACATTTCATCAGTTACTTGCGTTCCCGTCATTAATGTCAACGTGTCAGCGCTAAAGTTTTCCGCTATGATCTCAGACTTAATCCTGTAAATATCACGAATGAATCGCTCAACACGTTGTTGTCGTTGATTGATTCTCAAACCAGCAAATTGCTTTTTAATCTCTTGAGCACCTAAAGTCTCACTTGCTTTAGAAACACCGCGAATAATGTCTGAGATTCCAATAATCTCGTAAATAGTCTGTTTAACTTCTTCACGTCTTTGTGATAATGACGTGATAACCCTGATTAATTCTTCTAAAGGCATAAAGGCAATTACATCTTCAAGCCTGCCCTTTGGAAACTTATTTTTGAAATCATCAACCGCTTTTAGGTCGCCATCTTCACCATTTGCTAGATCGCCTAGCCCAGGGAAAGATGAATCATAAATTCCACGATATTTTAATTGAGCTGTTAATTTAGTTAATCGTCTGCTAATAAGCTCAAGCTCAAGTGCTTGTACTTCATAAAAATAATACTCAGGCTTAGGTACTAAATCACCTGATTTAACATTATCCATTAGTGGCTCAGGGAACGGATAGAATCCTTCTAATTTTAGTGGGTCATCTACAATCTTAATAAAACCCTGCATGCCTTGCGCTAAATATCTGTACTTTCTAGCGCGCTTATCAAAGATTTCATAAACTAAAGCATGTGACCCTTGTTTAGCATCTTTATTACGTTGTTTGCCATCAGTTGAATAAAGTAACGGGATAGATTCTCCCATTTCCAAACCAAATTGACTAACCAGCTCTTGACGTGTCAGCATGTGATCTATAGCTGCCCACGCAACACCATTCCATGACTCCGCTACTTGCCAACGAAACTTAGCCCAGGGAACCTGTGAAGTGTAGACTTCTTCAAATGTTTTCTTTTCTTCAAAGCCTTCAAAAAAAGGATCACCAGAATCGTTAAATTGTACCTTTTCTTTTAAAATTTCTTCTGAATCGTTGTAATAACGAACTGTCACCACTCCGAATTCATCTTCAATTTCTTTTGGTTCAAGGTCTATATTAGACTTAACATTAGTAAAAAATGGCTTGTAATGAACTCTCGAAACACCCAGACCCGTTACCAATAAGTCTTCAACAATCTTATCTAATGTACCTTTGAAATCATATTGATCTGTCGAATAGCTAAGTGCTTTTTCCAATACTTCCGCAACTTCACGTTCTACTTTGCTGTCACTTAGAAAGCGCCGTCTTACATCCGGTTTAGGTGTATTACTTAATACTGCTGATTGAGTTGTTTTAGTGTTAGACCATAGAATGTTGAACTCTTGTTTTTTATTTGTGTCAGAGTTATAGCGTTCTTCTGTTTGCCTCGCTTTTTTACGATACTTATCATGAGCCTTTTCTTCTCGTTCAATCTCATCTAGCCAAAATTTATATTTATCCAATGCGCTCTAATCCATTGTTGCTAGTTTTTTTATTCATTTCGATTAATTCGTTTAAAGTTGGTTGCTTATGCATCTCTACTTTTTTTACTCGTTTGGGGGGTGTAGTTGCCCATGTTTCGTTTATTGTCCTGCCCATTAACCCGCATGTATCTGCCTTATCGTCAAATACACCGTTTGGAAATCTGATTAATTGGGAGATTACATCTAAGGACCAAGCTTTAGATTTAGGCAAGTAAATCTTGCCCATGCTAGCCAATCCCCTGAAACCCGCACATCTTGATTCTTTATCGCCGATTGTCGGTAGCCATTTAAGCAATGTGTACGCTTTGCGTTGTTCCATCCGTTTAAGCAAAAATGGCTCAATTGCTTTTCTGATTGGCCCTGTTTCGCCTATTACCGCAATTGGGTTGTATTTCAAAATGAAGTCTATTAGTTGCTCTATCCAGATATCGCTTGCCACTTGCCCGCTAAACCAATCGATCGCAAATATATTCTCATTTTGATCAACGCCCCACACTGCTATTTCCGTAAAGTCTCCAGTATTTTCGCTAACTGCATCGTCATGTGTAATATAGATGTTTAAATATTGTGGTCGTGTTTCATACCACTTGAAATATTCTTTTTTAAAGAAGTCGCCTTCGTCTGGCACCGGCTTTTGTTGATACAACGCTGACCATTCGTAAACCGGCATGATTGCTTTTGTAACAAGTAAGTCTTTAGGCGGAAACCATGCTGGCCAAATTGACTCGCCAATCTCTCTGCCTAAAGGATCAGCTTGCTTTTCTTTTTCTGTTTCGATTAATGCAGGTAGTGAAACTATATCCCACTCTTCGCCATTTCCTGCCTCTTGTTGTGCAATCAATCTTCCTGCTAAATCGTCGTCATGCCAGCGAGTCATAATTAAAACTATAGCGCCACCTGGCATTAATCTAGTCCGCAATACTGATAAATACCACTTCCAAGCGTGTGCTCTAAGTGCCTCAGAACTTGCTGCTTGAGCGTCCTTAATCGGGTCATCGATTATAGATAAGTGAGCACCTCGACCTGTTAATGCACCACCAACACCAGCTGCAACGTATATCCCACCTTTATTGGTGTTCCAGCGAGCTGCCGCTCTAACATCAGGGTTTAAGCTGACATCAGGAAATAATTTTTTATATTCCTCTGAATTAACTATGCCTCTAACATCACGGCCAAAATCAGCAGCAAAATCGCCTGAATATGTTGCTGTAATTATCTGCCAAGTGGGGTTGCGACCTAAACACCAGGCCGGAAATCTTCTGCTGCCCAATTCTGATTTAGTATGACGCGGAGGCATAAAGATCATTTGCCTTGCGCCTTCGCCAGAACTAATCTTTCTTTCTACTTCCTCTAGTTTTGCAGTAATTAACTTATGATGTGCTGCTGACTCAAAATCATCTTTTGTATATTCAGTAAAACTTAATAAGTTATTTCTTGCTTCACGTCTTATTGCTATTTCTTCGAGAATTTCTAAGCTCAAAGAATAGCGGCTATATTCTTAATGTTTTTAGTTATGCCAAATCTTGTTAATCCTGATGCAGCAATCTCAGCAGCTTTTGACGAACTAACACCTAAGCTCACTAAAAACTGTCTTGTCTTATTAATTTCTTTACCTGCTGGTATTTCGTCTTTGCCTTTACGCATTAACACTAAAAAATCTGAATCTGCATCTAATGCTAGAAAAGTTGCTTCATCTACTTGAAATTCACAAACGCACCAATTCACGCCTTTTCCGATTCGCTTGTGGTCTTGTGCTGTACTGACTGAGTACGAACTATGCTTAAATCTAATTTCATCAACAACAGGATCAAACGTGGGATCATCGATGGCTACACTTATTCCTGGGTGAATATCTTGCACTGCTAGCCCACGCTCTAACGTCCACCTTGTTATTAGCTCGCCAATTATCATGTGCTCTCCGAAATAACAGTATCAAATACATCGTAATCTGATGATCTAGCAGGAAAAAAAGCTATGTTGATAAATTTAGCGTTTGAAGTTGCAGCATCACCAATTCCGTGTTTAGTAGCTGTGCTGTGTGCTGTGTCGTTAGTAGTATATGAGATTAATTGAGCATCATTCCAGCCGATATTATAATTAGCTGTTCCCCAGCAAGCAATTTGCACATGATATTTTGTACTTGCATTTACTGTTGTTCCTGAGCTCGCTAATGTTGTCGATGTGCCTGATACTATTTTCTTTAGTGCAACACCGGTGCCAGGGATGATACTTACAAACCAATGGTTATTGGCATCAACCCATCTAAAGACTAGTTTAATCTCATCAGTTTTTGTTGCATGTGTTTCAAAATATAGATTTCCGATGATGTCACTAATTGACATATCAACAGCTTCTTCACCAATCGTAGTACATTCTGAATTAGTGCCGCCGGACAATATCGCAAAATTGCCATTGGCCCAGCTTAACCCGCCTTGATTCATAGTGTGAGCAGTTAATGCTGTGCTTCCAGTATCTACAAATAAGTCTACAACTGAGCTACCAGTTAAAGCTGCATCAAATGTATTTAATGCTGGATCAGGTAAAGAAACTCCGCTTACCTCAATTCCAGTGCCCCGTCCGTCTATTGATGCATACGTTGTTGTTTGTAGTACGCCCCACTGTTTTACATTTTGACAAATAAGCGTCCAGCTTGTGAACTCTGAACCAGTATCGCTCTTAATTAAAATAGAGCCGCCATTAGTTGAATTAGCTTTAGATAGCTCTGGGTGCGGTCTGTAATTAGTACCAAAGCCACCTAGCAATACAATAATGTGATATTTATTTGAAAGTGATTTAGTAAATCTTTGCCCGCTAGCCGCGTTAACTTTTATATAGCCTGAATTCTCAGCCGTGAACCCGGGTGGACGTGCATGCACGTTGCTTGTTTGATAATTTAAGGCAGCATGCCAATCGCCATTTGTTACACTTAAATCAAGCGAAGCATGAGCTAATATCATTCCGAAAGTGGTAGTTACTCCGCCAGTATCAACAATAGTTAAATTATTAGTGCCGCCACCCGTGCTACATTTTAGCGTTGTTCCAGTTGTCTCAAAAACTCCGGTTGAGGTATCTGTTAAAACAGGTGAGCCAGTGGTTATGCCATCCGTTGAATCTAATGTTCCTGCGATTAGTGGAGCTTTTAATATAGCGTTAAAATCCCACATTTGATCATACATGTAAACATCACCGCCAGCAGCAGACAGTATAGAGTGTGAAAGAATACCCTTTAAAAGCATTATGCAGCCACCAGGTTACCACCAAGTGTCCACGTTGTTGATGTGATCTTAGTTGCTACTGCTTGAGCATACTGACCATTAAGCACTAAAGTTAGGTTACTATTTACGTTTAGCGTATCGGTTGTGATTGCAATAGTGGTTGCACCAGCGCCAAGCTGTTCAAAGTACAATTGTGTACCTACTGCAAAAGCCACACTTCCATTGGCAGGAATAGTCAAAGTATTAGCACTAGCATTATTCATCGTAATTATCGCACCTGCATCACCTATCACTGCTGTATAAGTTGTGCCAGTTTGGGTATTTATATCGATTGGCAAATCAGGGTTTGTTATTACTGTATGACCAGTGCCGTTCGGCGTGATATTAATGTCACCATTTGAAAGACTTACTATATCGCTAATTACTGGGCTAGTTAATGTCTTAGCTGTTAATGTTTCTGTTCCTGCAATAGTTGCAAAAGTTGCGTTATAATTAGGAAATGTAAAGGTTCTAGTCGTACCTGTTGTAATTCCGGAACACTGAAACATCGCCAGCTTAGTTGTATCTGAGTTATCGGCTAATCGAAATCTGTTGTCTTCATGCTTATTCGGAAAGTCATTAGCTCTGTTATTTCCGGATACTTCTAAGACGCCCAAAGTCGCATGTGATCTTAATACTTCACCGATCCTCTGCACGCTTGAAGTTGCGCCATTTGGCTTAGTTGCAGTTAGCGTGTTGCCTGTTGTACCTGACGTAGAAATATACAGAAAGTCACCAACACTAAAAGCCGATGTATCTACGCTAGTTAGACGTCCTGAGATTGATATTTTGCCACTTGCATTATTAGCTATTGAGCTTGACTCAACTACGCCGATGCAAGGCATTTGAGTGCTATCTGCATCTGCTAAATCAACCAAGGGTAAATTCTGGCCTATTGAATATCCAGATATGTGAACAGCATCACCTCTGCTAATTGTTCCGCCTGACTCATTTCTTATCTCTAAGTGTATTTCGTCTGCATGGATAAGATTAGTGAAGTCATCAAGAGTTTTATTAGTTAATGTGTCTGTAGAACTATTAGTTATTTTTGTATCTATCTGTGTCTGAGCATTAGATGTCAAGCTATTTATATATTGATACTTAGCATCACTTACCGTTCCGTCCGCTATTTTACTTGCATTAATTGCAGCGCTAGCTTTAATGTCAGCGTCAACAATATTAGTGATCGTATTGTTATCAGAGTCAATAGTCTTGTTGGTTAAAGTTGCAGCAAATGCAGCAAACAGAAAAGTGTCATTAGCTGTCAGAAGCGGTAAAGTAATTGTTCGATTTGCTATCAGCTCACTAACTGCAAAAATATACTGATTATCTGAGCTAGTGTCATTGATTTTCGGGGTGGTTAAAACAGGACTAGTAAGAGTCTTGTTTGTAAAAGTCAGTGTATTTGTTGCTGTAGCGATAGCTAAATCAGTGATAAAGTTAGCTAATGTCCTTGCTTTAGTGTTACTGCTATCTGTGACATCGCCGAATATAACTAAGTCACTAGTTGTTAATGCAGCGCTTGCAGTTAATCCGCCAATCGCTAACGTTTTATGCAGCGTGTTTACAAAGATCGATCCGGTTGTTAGGTGACTTGTGATCACCCTGGCTACTGCCTGGACGTTGCTTGGCGGTGCTGTGTTAGTTAAAACTCCAGGGGTATTTGAGATATAAAGCAAATCACCCGCTGCAAACGAGCTAGTATCTAAGCTGCCAATTGTGCCTAATACCGCTACTATTCCCGTTCCACCGCTAGCTGTTAAAGTTTCTGATGCAATTCCCTCACACGGCATAGCTGCTGCATCTGCATCGGCTGGACTAACTACATTGCTAGCTGCTGATATATAGATCGGTTCGCCTGCTGCTATATTTGAGACAGTGTTATTCGTGCCTACAAATCCCACAACCTTATTATTTAAATCAAGATTACCGCCTAATTGGGGTGTAGTATCATCAGCCACATCTGCAAGTAATCCACTGATAATGTACGACTTAAGCGCTGACATTAAGTAAGTCTTATTAGTCCCAGTCGCCGCCATCGCTGGATCAGTTGGATCAAGTCCAGATAATTTTTGATCGTCTGCGCTAGTGCCTGATGCTAAATCCGAAAGTTTAGTCACACTTTACCCTCATCTTCGAGATTAATGGCAGATTCGGTTGTGAGATTTGCACCTGCTTCAGTGAACAAAAATTCACCACCTTCGTTAACGTCTGCTTGACTCGCTGCTTCATCACCGCGAAAAATATGGCTGATACCCTCACCTGTAGAAATCGGCATTATCGTTGATATCCGATAAATCCGGCTGCTAGCGATCCTGTGTTCCAAATTCGCTGAAATCTGCCCGTCAAAGTGGTGCCAACTGGCACGTTTTGAAAAGTTAATGCTGTACCAGCTTCATCAGTAACTTTTACAGTTGCGCCGGCTGATACATCTCCAACATAAACAGCGATTAAAATATTATCGCCTGTGTACAATGTTGATCCACCTGCACCAATATCGACCAACCTATTTGCACCGCCTTCAATCTGCCGAATTCCGCTCAAAACTTTATTAGTCATTTCTAATGTGTCCTCTTTTCTAATCTACTTTCTTCAAGTGCTTGATATAATTCCGCGTCTGTCATGTCTTTAACTTTTTTGTCAACGACTTCGATAATTCTTCGATCGGTAAACAAAACTAAATTCTTTCCCAGGAGCTCTAAACATTTGATTTTATCTGCTAACTTATATTCGTCATTTTTGCTAAATGCTATTGATCCTAATTCTTTTAGTACCATATCTGCTGTGATTTCTACCCTATCTGAGCGTTTTTTCATAGCCTTTTCAATGGCTTGCAGAATGTTAGGTTTGGTTAAGTTTTCTGAACTTATCTCTTTTGCACTATTTTTACTATACCCAGCTCTAATTGCTGCTTTTGCTCCATTTAGATCAATTAAATACTCTTTGACAAAAGCTGATTGTTTTGCTGTTAACTTGCTCATATGTAATATAATCCACTGTTAATATCCACACTGTTGTTATGCACAGTATGACTATTGGCTCTATGTGAGCTCGTGTCATAAGTTTAAATTTGATTTTGATGTCTAGCTAAGAGTTGTTATGTAGTGTCTACACAGTCGCCATAGATATAGTTAAGTGTCTCTATGCTGCAAATCATGTTCAGCCGTTTGCAAGTATCAACCATCTTTTCGTTTTTTTTAGTTATTTGCTTGTATATCGCTTTGTTTTTATTATCTATTTTTGAGATGCCGACAATTTTGCCAAATTTTGTATATCTATAGTTAACTCTAAACATCTTGCCGTTGTATCTGACAAGAATTAAAATCGGTCTATCGCACATTTCATACAAAACTAAAAAATTAGGCGGTGTATCAGCTCTTGCTGAGCATGCTACTAATGTAAATACTACAATTAAGATTAGTTTTTTCATTTAGCTCACCATTACCAGCCTCATTTAGCAATCGAGTTGTGTTTTCTTGGCGCATTTCGTCAGCGTATGACAATTAGTATGGCTGTCGGCTAGCTACTTGTCAATTAATTTCAATTATTTTTACTTTTAATGTAAATAATACTTGACAACGTCCGGACGTATGCTATACTTACTACAAGCTTAGAGATTAAGCAAAAACCGAGCTAGCGGGTTCTATCAAAAATTAGGAGATAAAAAATGGAAACTTTAAACGGATTAATACTAGTAGCGACAATGACCGCCGGAGGATATTGGATCGGCGTTGCGATCTGTAAATATGTAGCATGGTTGCTTAAATAGTTAATATCATCAATCAAACAAAAAGGAATAACAATATGAGCACATTAACAACAGATCAAATATTAGACATAGATGATCACGTAATATATCTAGTCGACACTCAGCTAAAAAATGAGCAATTGTTGTCGTGGACATGGACAAATGAGCAAGTACGCTTAGTTACTAGATGCAAAAATGATGGTCACGAAATAATCACTAACTTACACGTAGATTTAGAAAGTTAATATCAGCAAGCGCTAGCAATAGCGCTAATTGATGTTAATTTCAACATCTTAAAAAGGAAAAATAAAATGGAAAAAGTAAACACTGGAAACGTACAAAAATTAGCAGATAAATCAAGCAAATTAGCGCATGAAGTAGTAGCAAAAATGGAGCAATTGGGTGTCACGAGCTTAGATTGTGTAAAAATAGAATACAGACAATCGCACACACACGGTAAGCAAACTTATTTATATATAGAGTCAGATCATAACGAAAATGGAGATTTATTATGTACTACAATAAGAGATTCCGATGATTTTTTTTACGATTATGGTGATTTTAGTTTACCCACAGCGTATCCAAATTTAGATCAGGTCAAACGCTTTTTAAACTCTATCGACGATATTAATCAAGCAATTATTGATGCAAATATGGAGATCGAAGCACTGTTAGACAAAAAAGTATCTATAAGTTAATAACTAGATCACTCTTTAAATAGTTAATTATCCTCTAGCGCATTTGAAAAAGTGCGCTACGCGATATAAACCGAAGCTAGCGGGTTCTAGCAAAAATTAGGAGATACAAAATGAAGAACTTTAGTCACGTTTTTGAAATTGAAATGGAATCTGCAAGATCAGTAAGACACGCAGAATTGTTAAAGCAAGTAAAAAAATTATATGAGTGCAGTGAAATAACAGAAAAGGAAGCAATAAAATGCATTAGTTGTTAACTTAAAAAACGGAGCAATACAAAATGGCTATACAATATTTAGCAATAAATAAAGATTACGTATTTAACTTAACTAATCGAGCTAGAAATAAAAGAATATCAGCAGAACATGGACTTGTAAAATGTGCTTTAGAAATTAGCTACTACTATGCTGAGGATTTTTCAAAATCATGGGAATATATTAAAAAAGCTGGCTGGAATGTTAACTACTCAGAAACAGAAATTGAAGAAATTTATAGCGATGTTTACGAAAACTCTTTTTTCATAGATGTAGATAAAACTGATTTTAGTAAACATGTTGTAGCAGTTTTATAATATCCTCTAGCCCATTTTAAAAAGTGGGCTATGTGATATAAACCGAGCTGCACGGGTTTGTAGCAACTAAAATAAGGTGACTAAAATGAAAGTATTTACAGACAAAATGGAAACATCATTTTTTAACACTAACAATTACATTAAAAATCTTCACTCTATTGAGATAAATTCAATTAAAGATTTCGTTTATAAGTATTCTATAGACCCCTTGGTTTTGCTTGGCTCTAAAGAGTGGATGATAACTCGTTTTGACGAATTAAAATCTGGAAATACAATAATTGATACATCTGATGAGCCAGAAATTTTAGGGAAATGTTTAGAAGTTGACTTCATTGCTGAAATGAAAACATTCGACATATTTTGTGAGATTAGTAAATACGTTAATATAGATGATGATTTTGTCGCAGAACTTAGAAAATGTGGTGTAGTAACTGAAATAAAACAAGATTGGATTAATGACGATGAAGACGAAAAATTCGAAATTACAGTGCAGGATGATACTAGAAAGATGACTGTTATTATAGATTGCAATGATCAAGCAGCAGTAAGTTTTAAAAATATAGAAGATTAGTATATCCCTGAGCAACTTAGAAATAGGTTGCTCTCAGATATAAACCGCGCTGCACGGGTTTGCAGCAACTAAAATAAGGTGACTAAAGTGACTAAAGAAACAACAATTGAAGCAATCAAAACATCGTATTTACTTGATGAAGATATGTTAGACACAGACGATGTAATCTCAGCGCTAGAAGATTTAGCAGATCGACACTACACAAATGATGCGGGAATTAATATCTTTGTCATGCCGACCGAAATCTTAGAAGTAAATGATTTCGGCTGGACTACATCCTTTCGCGCACGATCAGTGTGTGAAAAATCTGAAAACGAGATAGTAGTAGACTATTTATCTGCTAATCATGATTTTGATCTCGATCAATATCCAACTTTATCAGACTACGCAATGAGTTTTGATATCGAGATTAAATCAACGCTAACAGTCGCAGCAGAAAAATCGGAAGATGTTAGGATTTGGCGAGAAGTTTTTTACACGCAAGGCTCTTACACTAACCAAATTTCCGGCACGTTGAGAGATGAGCGCGACGTAATGACTTTTAGTACTACAAAAGACGCACAGGATTACATAGACAAAGAAAATGAAGGAAATTATTATCTTAGTAGCGGAGAATACGGACGCCCCGATTTTTTAATTTACGAAAGTTAATAACTAGATCACTCTTTAATTAGAGTGATTTATGATGTTAATCTAAACAAAAACGGAGATAAATAAAATGGAACAAATAATAAGTTTGCTAATTCCTCCAAAATTTAAGTCACTTACAACGGGTCATAGAGCGACATTATCGCTAAATTACTATGCTGATAAGCACACTATAAAAGTATATGCGAGTCACATTGATTACTATATAAATGATAAAAAGCAAGATGATAGCGGACAGAGTAAAAAGCAATTTAATATGTTAGTAACAGAAGCAAAGATTTATAAATTTAACTTATCAATCACGTCAAGCGTATGTTGATTACAAATGAAACCTAAAACTTACAAAGTCTACGTGCGCTGGCCTGGGCAACGAGTCAGTGATAAAACTACAACTGAATCTCAAGATGTCGCTGAGTTTGCTTATCGCCAGATTATAGAAAATGCTAGTAAATATGATGGTGCTGATGGTGCAGCAATTACATTTAATCAAAAAGGAGTTGACTATATGACGTTTGAAGCTAAATTTTTAATTTGTGAGAATTGTGGGTTTAATGGAGCTTTTTTACAGAATGATATTTGTCCTGAGTGTTTAAAATGAGTAAAGATGATCCTCACAACAACCGACATCGACAAGACAAAGTTAGATTTGAGTGCTTTTTAAATGTTGATGAAAATAAAGTTTTACTAAAAGCTCAAAAGAAGCTAAAAACTACAACTAAAAAAGAGCTCCTACTTGAAATGTCTGAGCTCGTGATTAAACGATTTAAATAAAGTGTCACAAACGATATATCCATCAATCCACATATATGCATAATTTCGGTGGGTTTTCATTGTTGCTAGTGACACTTTCATTTTTATTGCAATGTCTTCATTAAGCCAATTTTCTAAATGTGTCAAAATTAACATAGGTCTTAATGCTTCTGGCATCATTCCGATCAGATAATCTATTCTCTCAGATTCCTCACATTCGTATTCCTGTATTACAGATATCCTTCGCTCAGGATATCCTAGTTTTGGCAACTTTACTGCATTCGCCCACTTTACCCATCTCGTTAAATAGTATATTGGACGTTCGTAAACGTCTATTTTCTCGTTCTTCATAACATTTCCAATATTGTGATTATTAATAATCAATCGCATACATCCATAAGTTAATTGCAAACTTTTTCATTCTTAAATTTTATTTTATGCTTATCTGCATAGTTAACTGTAAATACAAAAGCTATGCAGTATATTATCATTGAGACTATTATTATCTTTATGCTCTTTAGCATCTTTTTAGTTTTGCGTTTCATTAAATATTTCTGATTGCAAATATTACGGCAATTAAAGCAGCAATTAAAGCAACACAACTAATTAATGTTTCAATCATAATCCCGACTCTCTGATTCGTTTCATAAATTTATCTACATCTTCCTGCGTTCTAATCACATCTGCTTGACCGTTCCAATCACCAAAGAATTTAATTTGCTCTTTCCTGAGCTTTCCTTTCTCACTTTTCACTTCAATTAAATAATTCCGTTTATTGTATCCAACAACAAGATCAGGGAAACCATCGCCAACAGGCGTGTACTTTACTGATGCTCCATGGGCTTTAAATGAGTCAACAATTTCAGGTTGGTTCGAATCTATTTTTGCTGCTTGTCGCATTGTTGCTCCTTTAGTTTTTTCAGATGTATAATAAAATCATATGATGACGGCGTTGGGGCATCTTTGCTAAAAATTAAACGGTAAGCTTCTTTTGTGTAATCACGATATAAGTCAATGATTTCCTCAACGCTATATTTTTTCATTTAATCACATTACTTTCAATTTTATAGTCAGATATAATTCCATGTACTAAATCTGTATCTGTATTCTCTACTTTCAGTAATAACCTTGTTAATAACCTGATTTTCCTATCGCGAAAATAGATAACTGAAATAAAGCCATCTTTCTTTGTTCCTCTAAGTTCTTCCTTGTAATTTTTTCTGCCTAATTTCTTTCGTTTATCTTTTTTCTCTACAACTAAATTATTATTTAATGCGTAAACCCAAACTGTTGTATTTGATTTTGATGATTTTCTTTTTTTTACTTTGTATATTCTATCTGTATCTAGCAATCTGTATATTGCGCTTCTTACTTGCTCAATATCTAAATTAGATAGAAGATCATGAACTTCATACGAATCTATCTCCCCACTAATAGAAATTGCCTCCAAAACTTGACAGCGAATTCTTAAATTTGTAGTTGAGATCATCATGGTTTCATTAACCCCATTTGATAAATAATATACATCGTTCTCTTTTTTGCTCTTTCAGCATCTTGCTCTAATGATATTCTTGATTCACCTTTATACTGATCATAATATGTATGACAGTCGCTACACATAAACGCTATTTCATAATCATGATTTTTCATTCCCATTCCTCCGCAACTATGCAGATGTGCTGCAACAGTTGTATCAAGATCATGATTACAAACTACCGTTCTCATTGTGCACTCTTGACTTTTAGCTGCTGCTAACCATTTTTTTAATCTGGCTCTTGGTTGTTTAACTAAATTCAATTGGTTTTCCTGTCTTGCCATAGTCAAAAATCTTTTCAGCGATTACACAATTTCGCTTTAACCTTTAATGCTTGAATAATGCTTGAAAGTTTATTGAATGTTAAATCTGTAACTTCAAATGATCCTTAAGATTAATTATTTGCTAAGCTGATTAACTACTGCTGCAAAAATATAATCTTTGCTTTGCTGTTTTTGCGGTAAATCTTCGTAAGGAACCATGCAAGGATGCGTTTTTAGTTCTTCATTTTTCTCTTCACCATAAACCCATCCAGCATCTTCTTTTTCTTTCATCCAGCTATTATGGCTATTATTTGGTAAAGCATCATTACTAGATTGATGAAATTTAACTCCCATTATTGCGCTTAACTTTTGATGATCTGATGCCTCATTCCAATTTACTTGGCTTAAGTCACCTATTGACTTACAATAAGCTCTATTAATTTCATGTGCAATTTCTGCTATTTTCTCTATATTCATTTTTGTATTCATTTTTGTATTCCTCTGGTAGTGAAACAAATAATTCTAAATGCTCTGAACAGTAGTAATTAATTTTATCTAAGTATTCTTTAAACTGTTTTACTTTTAAACTTGATGTTGATGTTCTTCTTGTTGTAATTTTTCTAGCTATGGTTATTACTTTTGTCGGCAAGAATAATTCACACATGTGTTCGTGAATATCATAAGTTGTATGAGCCTCTCCTAATCTTTCAAGTAGATGATCTCTGATTTCATCTAGCCACATCCAGTAAGTTGCATTCTGAGCTTCTGTTCTTGAGTTAAGATATTTTTTGTAGTTAATAGAAATTGGACCATCTGATAACTGATACAACATAAAGCGAGATACAAAGTTTTCTCTTTGCTCATCAGTGCAAATGATTTCAGTTTTCTTAATCATGATTATAGATCACTGTGGTTTTCCATTTATTTATTTTTTTCTTCGATTGATTTCTAACTATTTCTTTTTGTCTTTCAACTTCTGCATTCTTCCTGTCACACAATTCTTTAGCTTCATCTTCTGTATCCACTTCAATCACAAATTTATGTTTATTCATAAACTGGTAATAAAGCTTCTTGCCTACTGTGTAATATTTCATTTTTTCCAGTTCTTGAATTTTATTTCAGTACCTAAGCTTTTTCCTTTCTCACTAATGAACTGTACTTTTACATTTCCAAAAGCTTTTCTACACTGATCAATAATTATTGCGCACAATGGAAAATCTTTTCTATTTTGAGATTTAGAATTGCTCATAATATTTCTTCGTTGCGCCATTAAACATTTGCAGTGATCGAGTATCAAATTCTAAAGTTAACCTTCCCTCAAATTCTCCGTTCCTTTGCTTTTCAACTACCAACTTTTGACAAACCCTTTCCATAATTTCTTGGTCTCGATATTGCTCAGGCTTATTCCGCTCATGATTTTTTTGAATGTCTGACCAGCAAATAAAAATATTATCAGCCTGGTTTGAGATATCTGAACCGCCAGCAATGTCATATCGATTCGGAATGTGATTATGTTTTTCCGGTGGTTTGCGCATGTGAACAACAAGATGAACATGTGAATCTGTGTCTTTAGCAATTGAGCATAAATCATTGATGAATTGTTTTTGCGTCCCGTAGTCATCTGGCTTAATTCCACATTTCATCATTGAGTCAATCATCGCATGATTGCACTTTAGTTTTACACAAGCGTATCTTGCCATTTTCAAAATACGATCTTTTGCGACTGAGTTCTGCTGATCGTAAATAAATAACTTTCCCTCAAGAAAATTCAAGAACTTTAAAATCCACTCAACGCCTGGCCTTTGATTACCTATTGCCTGCACACACATTCGCTGCAATGTCTGAGCTGGTGATAATTCCATGCTTGCAATGCAAACCTTTTCGCCCTGACAAATTAAATCTAGTGCTACTTGACCAAGCATCATTGATTTTTTATGACCGTTATATCCCGACCAAAGTGAGAGCTCTTTTTTCCTAAATCTAATTTTGTCATGAGTCTTAACCCAAGGAAGTTTTGCACCCTGCAATTCTTCATCACCTAATATTCGGTTTATGAGCTCATCTTGAAACGACAATGCAGACTTTATGCTTGCAGCGTCTTCACTTGCTTCAAATTCATCGATTGCGTCTTGGTTGATGTACAGACGATTAATTCTTGCTTGCATTGCTTGCGATGGAACGTAGTTTTTATCTGATGTTTCATGCTGTGACAATTTAATGCTCATATTCATCAACCTCTACTTGTTGATTTTTATGTGCATATGATCCTTCAAGTATTTTTATGAAGTTTTTTTCTTTTGTGCAGAAATCAAAATCAGCTTTCCAACCTCTATCATTTTCACCATTAAGAAAATCGCAACAATTTACTTTCTTAAAAAATGTTTTCCAGAAATCAAAATCTTGATATTCATTGTCTAACTTCCAGATTTTAGCAATAGCCTTGATCCTTAATTCGTTCATAACTTTACATTTTGGCAATTTAATACATGTGTCGTTGTATAAAGTCTGAATGGTTGTCGATGCTGCTCTACCTAATAAATTTTTTTTAGGAAGGCCCTCTTTCTCTTCTCTAATCTCATCTAATCTAATCTTATCTAGCCCCGGAAGTCCCCAGTTGTTCCGTGACTGTTCCGTGACTGTTCCGTGACTGTTCCGTGACTGTCCACGACTGTCCCCGACACTTTTTAGCTTTACTCTTGCATCAATAATTTCATGTATGTTTTTGTTTCTAGTAGTTTTTTTGTCTAAATATTTTGCTATCTTTATGCATGATATATTACTTTCATTTGATTCAAATAGATTTATTGACACCATATAGTTCATAATCTCTTCAACTCTAAGTGTGTCAACTTTCAACTCAAATCCAATAAGTTCGGAATCATGTGTAAGTGTAAAATTGATTTCATTGCTACAGTTCTCGCCTAATTTTTCAGCAACACACTCTAAGCAATACCAATATATTGCGTAGCCATCAGCACCATATTTCATTCTAAGTTTTGCTATTTTGGGATGATTTCGACTATTGGATAAATGTCTAAACCACTTCATTTTGATTCCTGATTTTGTAATTTTTTTAAAGAGACAATCAAGAAATCTATTTGAGACTTATTAATATAAATTTTTGAATCCTCACCGATCATTCCTTGAGTTCTGACTTGATAAAGACAAATAAGATTATCTTCTGTGTACACTTCAAGTTCGTAATTTTTCATTGTGCTTTCTTCTCCATTTTATAAAGCCCCTTTAATAATTCAATTTCTTCATCTTTTTTTAGTTTTGTTAGCCTTGAGATTTCTTTGTGAGCCAGACCAAATTCATAACCACTTTTAGCCATTGCCCGTTTTGATTCTTGCTCTTTGATTTGCTCTTCAATAGTTTTCATATTCCAGCCAAAAGCTATAATTTTTTAGAAAGCACTAATCAAAAAACCAGGCAAACACCAGACTAATGCTCTCTAAAAAAGGCCCATTTGTTAAGGTGTGGGCCAAGTACACGGAATTTATAAAGCCTTATCTTTTTCCCACTTGATTATTTTTTCTAGTAAATCAAGTTGAGGGTTAGTTGGCGGTCTATATGCCATTTTCTGTAACCACCATTTACTAATGCCAGCCTCTCTCTCAATATCTAACCATTGACCTTTATTAGATAATATAATATTTATTGCTTCAATTTTTATGCTCATAAAATACAGTCTAGTACACGCATACTTAATAAGCAAGTACAAAATACAGATATTATTCTTTGTGGTTATTGTGGTCATATATAGAAGTCAAAAGGATAAAGCTAATATTTTTTATTTCTAAGCTTATCCTTTGACATTTTAATTATTAATACTCACTTAGCGTGCATTAATCTATTTAAATTAATAGTATAACTGTACTTGCTTTATTCTTGTTAGCGTGTACACTTGTACCAAGATTAACAAATAAAGGAAACAGAAAAATGACAAATCTAGCTAATGACTACTCAAAAAATGTTCAGCGTGAAGAAGAAGAAAGAGAACGGATTGCAGCAGACAATGTTAACCATGCTCAAAAAGCTTTTTACATTGACTTAGCTAATCCGGTTCTATCTGATCCATCACATCCTGAAATTAATGAATTCTTTGATTTCTATTCAGCTAATCGAGCTGAGAGATTTATAAAAGCTTTAGAAAATGGCGATGCTACAGAATTAGGGGTGGTCACGATGGAAGCTTTTCTAATGTCAGAAATGACTCGTGATGAAATCGAAGAATATTTGTTGAGAGTGTAATGAATAACATTATCGATTTAGATAAGCATCGCAAAACTTCTACACCATTAATGCACATTATAGACAGAATAAAAGTTATAGCAGATGAGCAGGAAGAAATTATTAGACGGATAAGGAAATGTAAGTTAGAGCTCAATGATTATTTGCAGACTCTTACTAGAAATCAGCGAAGTGATATTTCAATTCTGATAGCAATAATGGAAATACAATACGCAACATTAGTTAAACACTGGAGAGATCAATGAGATTTAATCAAGAATTAAAAACAGAAGTAATGGACTTAATCACACAACATGAAGAAGCTGACCTGTATTTGCAGGGCATATATCAAAATGATGAAGGAAAAGGTTGTGCGATAGGATGTTTAGCACCTGGAGAAGATAACAGACATAAATTTCTAAGTGATAAATACAATATCCCGCTTCAATTATTACATCTTGAAGATTCATTGTTTGAAAGAAATACGATTGAGTTTTCTAAGACTTGGCCAAGAAAATTTATGCAAGCAGCAATTGATTGCAAAGACTTATCTAAAGTTTGGCCTATTTTTGGGAACTGGCTTTTAGTAGATGAAAAATATGGGGTCGTTCAATATGCAAGTGAATATCTAAAACCATCAATCAGAATTATAGCAAGCGGCATATTGAGCGGAGACACTGAAAGTCGAGAATTCAAAGATGCTGGTGCTGCTGCTGATGCTGATGCTGCTGATGCTGTTAGTGCTGCTGCTGCTGCTGCTGATGCTTATACTGCTGCTGATGATGCTTATGCTGCTGCTGCTTATGCTGCTGTTTATGCTGCTGCTGGTGCTGCTTCTTATGCTGCTGCTAGTGCTGCTGCTGGTGCTGGTGCTTATGCTGCTGATGCTGCTGCTTATGCTGC